TATTGGACTAATGATTGGGAACACTTCCACAGGTTTATGTTGGAATGGGAAGCCCCTGAGTTGTTAGAGAAGCGCATTCATCAAAGCAACATGAAGCAGTTTTTAGAAGATAACCCCGGTACGCTGCCAACCGGTTTAAATATGGATAGCGAATACACAATCACAGTAAGGAGAAGTAAATCATGAACGGATGGGAACCAATCAAAGACGTACCTTTGATGCTAGAGGAATCTGAAAAGAACAATCTAGAGGCAATGATGCTTTCGGCATCAAAACCTAAACGCATTAAAACAAAGCTACTTGATGACCCAGTCAATAGCCCAGCGCATTACACAGTTGGTGGCATTGAGACTATTGATTACATCAAAGCAAAGTTAACACCCGAAGAATTTATTGGGTACCTAAAGGGTAATGTGATTAAATACACATCCCGTGCAGGAAAGAAACAAGACACGATACAAGATTTAGAGAAAGCACAGTGGTACATGAGTCGTCAAATTAAAGAACTTAAAGGAGAAGCAAAATGAGTGAATTAACATTGTTTAACAGTAACTTACCCGACTACTTAAAAGAGGTACAACTAGATGACGTTACTAGGGCTCTTGCAGGTGGCGGTGGCAGTAAACGTATTTCTTTGCGTGGCGGCAAGTTCCGCATGGTTGTAAACGGTGAAGAAGTAATGACAAGCAAGAACGATGAGTTAGAAGTTGTTATTGTTAACGCAGCTAAAGACGTATCACGCCAATTCTATGGCTCTGCGTATAACCCTAAAGTAGACGCTACTCCGCCTGACTGCTGGTCTAACGACGGTATTGCACCGGACAAGTCTATCAAAGAAGCTCAGCATCACAACTGCGCCGAGTGCCCACAGAACATTAAAGGTTCAGGTCAAGGTGAAAGCCGTGCGTGCCGCCACTTCCGTCGCTTGGCTGTTGCTATGGCACATGATGTTACTGGTGATGTTTATCAGTTGCAGTTGGCATCTAAGTCTATCTTTGGTAAAGGTGATTTAGAGCACATGCCGTTTGAGCAATACGCTAAGTATGTTGGTGCACAGGGCTATAACCTAAACACGTTGGTTACTCAGATGCGCTTTGACGAGACTAGCGACACAGCCAAGTTGTTCTTCAAACCATTGAAGTTCTTGTCTCGTGAAGATTGGGAAGCAGCTAAGAAACAGGGCGACACACCTGCCGCTAAAAACGCTATCCAAATGACGGTAGCGCAAACTGACGGAGTTAAGCCTAAGTTAGAAGCACCTAAAGCTGCCGCACCTAAAGTGGAAAAAGTTGTTGTTGAGGAAATAGATGAGCCAAAGAAACGTGAAGACAAGAAGCCTGAGCCGACTGCCAAGCGTGACCTTAAGTCTGTAATGAGTGGCTGGTCTACTGACGACGAATGAGTTTAAGGGGCTATAGCTTTCGATTGGTACAGGCTAACCAAGCTGCCAACTCCAAGAAGATTGGGGTGGTGCTTGGGCGGTACTGCATCGCTAAGGATATATCTGTCGCTGAGATTGCAGAGAAGTTTGATGTGTCTCGAATGACAATATATTCTTGGTTTACAGGCGTTGCGGAACCACATCGCTCGAAAGCCGAACAGATTGCAGCGATGCTAAAGAGAGCTAGGTTTAGCGTTTAGTTTACAGGGGTAGCTAGTTTGACGGAACGAACAGGGGATTCGCCGCACCCCGTGCTACCCCACCTTTATTGCGGACAGAGGCGACAATGGCGACAACAGACTTACTGACAGCAGTGCTACCCCCGGAAGGGTGGTATTGCATCGTCGGCTTAAAACAAGATGGGCACCCAAGGCAGGTGTTCATGAACACTATAGAAGAAGCCGCCGACACAATTGAAGATTTAAAGAACAAGTTATATGACGTTTACTTTGCGTGTGCCAAGTATGCGAATGATAGTGACGGAAGAACACAAAAGAACAGCGCGTATTTTAAGTCATTTTGGATTGACGTAGATTGCGGAGTTGGAAAACCATACGAAGACCAAGCTGAAGGTTTGGAAGCATTAAAAACATTTTGTGAAACTATTCACTGGCCTTTGCCGACTATCGTAAATAGCGGTCGTGGTATCCATGCTTACTGGCGTTTGAACAACACTATTAACCGTGCTGAATGGAAGGCAGTTGCCGACAGACTGAAAGCCTTATGCGTTGACCACGAGTTTCATGCAGACCCTAGCCGTACGGCAGAGAGTGCGTCTATTCTACGAGTACCTGAAACATGGAACTTTAAGAGCGACCCACCTTTCCCAGTAGAGTTACTGAAGATTGAGCCTGAATCAGAGTACGACCACCTACGCCAGTTACTTGGTGTATTAGTTGCGCCTGACTACATTCCTAGGGGCTTGAGCGAAGTTACTAAAGCATTGATGGGCAACCGTCAAAGCCGATTTAAAACCATCATGATGAAGACGATTGATGGTAAGGGATGCGCACAGCTAGAGTACATTGCGCTTAATCAAGACACAATTGAAGAACCACTTTGGAGAGCAGGACTGTCAATAGCATGGCACTGCGTAGATAAAGATGAAGCCATCCATAAAATTTCTAGTGCACATCCATCGTATTCACCTGACGAAACGGAGAGAAAAGCGAATCAGACCAAAGGTCCGTATACCTGTGAGACCTTCGCCAAACTTAACCCGGATGGTTGTAGTGCTTGCCCAAATAAGGGGAAGGTATCGTCGCCGATATTACTTGGCAATGAAATTGTCGCTGCGGAACCGGATGCTCCGATTGTTGAAGAAACGCCCGAAGGTAAGCAGGAGAAATACCTTGTTCCTGAACTCCCGTTCCCTTATTTCAGGGGGAAGACTGGGGGTATCTATGCGTCGCTTAAAGTCAAGGGTGATGACGATGAAGATGAAGAAAAAGTAGTAAACATTTATGAGCACGATTTGTATGTGGTCAAGCGTTTAAAAGACCCAATCAAGGGCGATGCTGTATGGATTAGGTTACATCTACCTAGAGACGGAGTGCGTGAGTTCTCTATGCCTCAAACAGATGCACTTACATTTGACAAACTAAGAGACAAGCTTGCATGGCATGGTGTTGTCGCTGCTAAAAAGCAGATGGACGCCATCATGAATTACTTAATTGCTTTTGTAAAAGAGCTACAACACAAATCACAGGTGGAAATTATGAGAACACAATTTGGATGGACGGAACAGAATGATGAATTTATCTTGGGTGAAAAAGAGATTGGTGCAGCTGGAATTACCTATAGCCCACCTTCTAGCACCACTGGCAGTTTGGCTGGCTTTTTGGCTCCTTGTGGTGACTATGACGAATGGAAATCAATAGTTAAAACTTATGACCAACCACAGTTTGAGCCGCATGCGTTCGGTTTCTTCACTGCGTTTGGCGCACCGCTACTAAAGCACTTGAACCTTAAGGGTGCCATTATCAATTTGATTAACAATACGTCAGGTACAGGTAAGTCTACGATTCTTAAGATGTGTAATAGCGTATGGGGTCATCCTGAAGAGTTAATGTTGCAGTGGAAAGATACGCAGAACTCTATGATTCATCGACTCGGCGTGATGAATAACCTGCCTGTTACGATTGACGAGATTACAAAGATGTCAGGCGACCACTTCTCTGACTTGGTTTACAGCATCTCTCAGGGTCGTGGCAAGAATCGCATGATGCAACACTCAAATGAAGAGCGTCACAATGCTACCAAGTGGGCGACGATTGCTCTATGCTCATCTAACGCTTCTTTCTATGACAAGCTGGCTTCTCTTAAGTCTACCCCTGACGGCGAGTTTATGCGCTTGATTGAGTACCGCATTGAAGTTACAGACATCCTTTCTAAGGAAGAAGCTGACGCTATATTTAACCCAGTCTATTCTCACTATGGGCATGCGGGTGCGCAATACGCCGAGTACCTTGTAGGAAACCTAGAGGATGCAGTTAGCTTGGTTATGCAGGTGCAGCAAAAGATTGATAAGGCGGTTGGGTTTACTAGCCGTGAGCGCTTCTGGTCTGGCACAGTAGCTTGCAACATTGCTGGTGCTTTGATTGCTAAGGACTTAGGCATCATTGACTTTGACGTCA